GCCTTTGGGTCAGCCAGTAGTAGCTGGTCAACCGCCCATGCCCAAGACAGATAAGTAAGGCCATTCTTCTTCTCTGTGTACTTGGATACGTCAATGCTACGTAGTTCTTTGTATTCCATCATATTCCTCTTTAAAATTCTTTAGTGTTTCTACTTCTTTTAACTTCTGTGCATAGTGGATTACTTTATCAATATCCTGTAGCCCACCCTTATCTCTCCACCTTGTTATGTACTTAACAATATTCCCCTCAAGGTAGCCGAGTTCATTAGCAACTATATAGTCCCAAGGCTGGATTGCATTCTTTGAATAATGATCTCCACCAACTTGAAAGTTATTAGCTGTCATTTTTTACTACCTTGTTAGCCGGGTGCAACAACCACTTCTTACCAAGGCTTTTCTTAGCTTTAGCCATAGCAGCCTCATTACGTTTGCGCATAGCTGCTATCTCCTCGTCAGTCATAAGCCCGTAGTAAATGGTTTCCTTTGCTGGCTGCCAATCTTTATCGCCGCCCCAAAGTTCTTTCTTAAGATATTGGTATATTTTTTTAAACATCTTGCTTCTCCTCTAAGTAAGTTTGATACTGCTTACACCACCCACTAACCTGACAAAAGTTAGCACATCGTGTCCTCTCTCCGGGTCTGGTCTCTATAAAGAAACCTTTTCCCAATTTATCTAGCTCTTCTTCTGCTTCCTCTAAAGTGCTACATAAAATCTTTGCTCTTACTGCTCCATCTTTTTTAACGGCGAAGACGGTTGATTTTTCCCACATATCTTCCGGACTACAGGGCGGCAATTCCCCGCCGGTTTCCGTTGCGAATAAGGCTTCTGAATGGGCGTGAATGCGATTACGAATAAATTCTTCACGTCTTTGCATAGGCCAAACAGAAATATCAACGATCGCGACAGGAGTTTCGGGATAGCCAGCACGAGAGATAGCGTCCCTACGGTTCCAATCCCTAACAATTGCAATAATCTTGAGCTTATTGACTGACGTTTTCTTAACCTTTTCGACCAACCAAGCATAAATGTTAAGTTGCTCTTCCCATTCCTTTTTCTCATTCATTACTCCCCATGCGCCTACAGTTTTATAGTCGTTAACCTCTATGCCATTTGGATTCACAATTTGTAAATCAATTGCACCGGAGATATTCCAGCCGTCAATCTCAGCGTGTAATCTTTCCTCTACGATATGGTTGTCGTCCTTACCTTGCTCTAGTACTGCATGAACCGCCGTACCAAAGATAGACCAGATCATATCGGTTACATCAACCTCAATCTCATCTGCATGTAATGATTTAAGCTGCACAATTTGTGGGCTATTAATAATCTCAGTAGCTGACAAGTGCGCTTTGCCTTTGGTATAGGCGTCACGACTCAGAACATTAACAAACGTTTGAGGTAAATTAAATTTATTGGTTATCCGCATTTTTTTTTCTTTAACCAAAGCTTTAAATCAATTAACATAACAATCAAGTCGTCAACCTTATCTACTGCTTTTTGATCTTCCTTACTAAGCAATAGGTGGTCAAGTTCCTTTGTACCTTTTGCAAGTGCAAGTAAGCTTTCTGCGTAATCAATCATCTTTTCCTCTATCTTCCGTATGCCATACGGTTGCCACTGTCATCGTAAATATTTAGTACCCCGTCTCTGTTCATTGTTTCATAACCAAGACGGTTTCCGCTATTATCGTAAACCCCAGCTTTTGTGTTGTAGTTGTATTGGCTGGTCTCCCAATTATATGGAGAATTTTTAAAATTGCTAGAACTATTATTCCAATTCATATCTGAATTTTTAAAATTCATAGGACTGTTATCCCAGCTTGTTACTTGTGCTGATACAACACCACTGTATAAACATACAGCTATTAATATCTTCCTCATTGTTTCCTCACTTAGTTGCCATCATCCATAAACCTACGTTAGCGCCCGCATAGCAGATATAACAGATCAGCATGGGTATATTCCCTTTAAGACCTTGCTCTACTGCTATCCAAGCGTATATAAGACCAGTTACAATAATTAACCAGCCGCTCATGCTGACCTCGGTAAAGTACCGCTAAAGCTATAAGTTCCTGTATGGCTAAAGTTAGCCCAAGGCGCACACCATACGGTAAATCCAGCTTGTCTTGCTATCTTGCAGAAATGGTAGTCTTCAGATAGTAATCGGTTAGATTCTTCGTCAATGCTGGTAGCAAAGAACTCTTTAATAACTTTAACCTTGCGCACTACGTCAACTGCGTGGTACATATCGTTGGTATAGCTAGGTACTTTATCCATTAGCCCATCAAATACTTTGCGCTTAATCAACATAAATCCTGTACCACCGTTGGCAATCTCAATAGGCTCGTTAACATTACCCGTCTTGCTACTCTCGCCGTGTGCTAGGTTTAATACAAACGCCCCAGTATGCAAATGTAACTGATCTGGCGGTGTGCCAGCTTTAACGGCTTCAGTTACTTGCAACCAGTTAATTTCTTTTTTAGGATAAAGTCCACAGATAATATCTTTATCTGCTGCAACCATGCGTGGAATATCAGCGGGGTTAAAAGCAATATCCGCATCAATAAACATTAAATGGGTGGCTTCTGACTCAATAAAATCATAAGCCATTGAATTTCTAGCACGAGTAATCAAGGACTCATTCATCATAAATGAATAGTACATTTGAATATTGTTCTGACCACATACGCCTACCGTCTGCATAATTGCTGAGGCATACATACCAGTACACATACCGCCGTACATAGGTGTAGCTACAAACAACTTAGTCTGTTGGGGTGGCTTTTGTACTTGAATCATTTGCGCTACTTTGTTCTTCTTGAAGCTCATTTCTTTTTTCCTTTAGATTTATCTTCATGCATTAAATCACTTACCAATAGCTCAATGGCTTTGTTCGTTTCGTTTAGTACATCTCGCACTAACCATATCGCTCCGCTGTGTGGTGAACTAGTTATATCATCAGCAATAAGCTCAAGAGCGTCCGCAGCGTTGGATATCTTGTTATTTAATTCATCAATCTTGCAAGCTATTTCCCAAATCATTTCATCCTCCAAGGCAAAATTTTGTATGCATCTTTCATTAGTTTGTTACCCTCTCTAAACATCTCAAGTAATCTTTCGGGCGCTCGGTAATTAACCGTAGCCTCTCCTGTGCATCCGAAGGCAGGCAGGGTTGTGGAGGCAGCTTTATAGAAGGGACGATCTGCGCCCCATTGCCCATAAAAACTGTGCGCCACAGTAACCAAGAATTCGCGCCGAAAGCAATAACAATTAGTATCAACAAAATTGAGATTACTATCGTAAAACGCCGGAGAGCGACCGAGTGATTCGCAATCATCATCACAAACATATTCTCCTGATTCATTGCATATTCTCCTCAAACTATAAGCCCACATTAAATTTCTACTTTTAATCTTATTAATCATTGTTTCTACATGATTAGGCTCAAACCAATTATCTTCATCTAAAAACAAAATGTAATCAGCATTTACCATTAGAGGCATAGCCGCATAGACTCGGTGTCCATACCAACCTTTACCGCCTACGTTTTCTGGTAAGGTTAGGAAAGTACAACCCTCTGGGGGATCCATATATACCCCATCAGATACAACCAAATGCTCTGTTTCTATTGTTTGTGCTTTAACGCTTTCAATAGCTTTCTCCAGCGTATCTTTCCCAGTAGTCGGGGTTATAACCATTACCCGCATGTTCTTATCCATTGGTCACCTGATTTCTGCATTACACAGCCATCTACCATTTGGTTCTGCTTGTATGGTTCTACCGTTACTTTTTCACAGTTTTTACTGCGCATACCAAAAGATAAAATCAAAGCAATAAAAAGTATGCCAAGACCAATGTTCTTATACATTATTAATCTCGCGTTCTTTAATCATCGCATCTGCTAACTCGTAAGCACGTTTGGCGGCAATCTCATCCCATTTCTTCTCGGTTAAATCAAACTTCCAGTCAGCCGCAATAATGCCAGCCATAATAGATTTAGCAAATTCGTCTCTAAGTTCCATACCACTCCTTTGATAGTTTTAATACAGGTTTATCGGTTACATTCGGTGCATCTAATAGGTGTGGCAAATCCTCTACAAACCCAAGCGCATCACTTCTATCTTTGCGCAATAACGTTAACTCAAATACTTTAGGCAAAATAAAACCACTAGCATCCACAGTCCCACAGTTATTGTTAGGGTGGTTATGCACTACATGGAAATCTTGTGTTAGTTTGGCAAAAAACGTCTGTACGGTATTCCAAGCAATCGGATTAAACCATGCGTCAGTGTCATGTATTTCTACGCAAATAATCCTAAAGCGCCTTAATATTTCAATTGGAGTTCCTATAAGGGTTGCATATTCGCCGCCCTCAATATCCATTTGCAATAACAAGTCACCCTCCCACCAAGCCATATCTCCAGATTTTTCATTAATCCAAGTATCTAAAGTTATGTTTGTTTCGTCGTCATATCCGTCTACATACTTCTTGATAAACGATAACGGGGTAAATCCTTTTGGTGCGCTGTCTACTGAACCGTCTGCAAGGTGCGAACCAATACCGCGCTTACAAAGATCTATTTCAAATGATGCTGTATCAGCAACTCCGGGCGAGAAGCAGGCCATTATTCCTTCTAAATCATTAGGGATAAGATAACCGCCGTCATTAGCACCGCCTACCCGTATAAGCTCAAACTTGGTTTTTACTGGGCGTAACGCCCTAACCAATTCTTTTAATTGATCAATCATAATTTTTCGTTTTGTTCTGCCAAAGCCTCAAAATAATACTTCTGCGTAAGTGTTTTTTGTATCTCTTGTTCGTAAGCGTCTCGCTCCATACGCAGCTTATCCATTGTTGGTTTGTGGCTTGCAGCACCTACTCTCCATGCTGTCTGCCAAGTAATCCATAACCAACCAACCATATGGTCTGTTGATTCTTTATTACCTTCCTCTAGCAATCTTTTCTTTTTTGCCCATGCTAAAAATTCTTCTTTCATATCTTCCTCACGTTGTCGCACGATTTACAAATACTGCACTTGTTAAACTCAGGTTTCTCGTTCATAGCAATCAGATCGAGTAAGGGTTTACCCTCAAATATCTCGTCATAGGTTTGAGTTAATAGGTTCCCTATAACGTGCTTCAGGTTGTAGTCCATACAGCAAAGAACTACGTCTCCATTCGGTAATAAAACATTGCGATCATAGAATGGCGTAGAGGCACAGGTTAAGGCAAATTGGTGGCGTGGAGTAACGCTTAATGCTTGATCGCCTACTTGCTCTACGTTCAAACTATCCGCCCGCGTATGGCCTTTCCAGCCCGGAAGATCGCCGATCATATCTTGAAGATCAGCATGGACTTTACCTGAACCGTCCATAGTCATAGCACCAAAGCCACAGGGTAAATTAAGCTGAGTCATTATCTTGAGCGACTCCACCCATTCCTCTGAATACTTCCAGCCTTTCATGTTGCCATTGGAATCGGGCAAGTGAAACATAATTACCTCAACTTGCTTAGGGTGGTCTTCTAATACTTTCTTAACCCTAATTGCGTCCTCATTTGTCATGCCGTACAAGGTCGTGTAAATCGCTATATTAAATCCCATGTATAAAACTTCTTCCAGCATATCGGTACACTTTGGGTTAGCCCAAGGTTCGGACATACCTGAAAAATCTATGCGGGTATTGCGTGGTAGCTGGGCAAGAACATGGGTTAAATCTACTGGTTGCAGATACTTTGTTTTATCCCCATAGTTATCCCGCAAATTCTCCTGCGGGCAGAATGAACACATCAGCGGACACCCAACCATAGTGGTTAGCTCCATTACTGGAGAGTGTGGGTGCTGTATGCCGTACTTAGATTTCATTAGCAACGTCCGTCCATATCTAAATCTTTTACTAACTCTCTTATTCGTTTAGGGTGCTTCTTTGCAAATGACTCTGAAACCCCCAATGCTTTACTTAAGACGGATACAAACCCCTCGCCTATTAGCCAGTCCTTAGCTTCTTTATCCAAGTCAAGCTCGCAAATAGCTGAACCATCTTTTCTTTCTTTACGCAGCTTCGTTATTATTTTCATTTTTTACCTTTGATCTTAAAAAGTTGTTCTCACGCATCAAATCGCCAATAATTTCAAGGTGTTCTTTATGGCGGCTTTCCATTACATTAATAATTCTTTCAAACTCATATTCCCAAGAACTCATTTTATTTTTTAGTATTTTTGAGTTATACCAAATAAAGTCCTCAGTAATACCTTCAACCTCATAACTTTCTTTAATTTCAAATGTTTTTGTTCCGCCTAATTTTTCTGTATTCATTTTTGTTTTACCGATGCGTAATTATTTAATGGGCTATAACCTAGCTTGTAGCAGGTGCAATGCTCTGACATGACTGATTGGGTTGTTTTTTCTTGTGCCTTTCTTAGTATTGCTCTAGCAAACTCAATTACACCTGTTTGCCAATCCATATCTAAATGTTCTTCCGCTAATTTATTTATTTCCTCATCTGTTAGTTCTTTTTCAACCAAAAACTTAAATTCTTCCATCGTCTCTTTAGTCATGCGGTTTACATACTCATCGCCTTCCCGCACCCAGCGCAGAATGTACTGGTCATTGAAATGGACTTCTTCGTATGCTTTCCACGCTACTGGTTCATTGTTCATTTCAAATCCAATTTATCAAGAGCATCGTTTCTGTTAGCAAGCATCATTCTTAACGCCTCGTTCTCTATAGCTTTATCCGTGTAAAGTTCTACAGCTCTATCTAACTCGGCTTGTTGCTGACGTATTACGGACTTCAAATCTTCCATCATGTCGCAAGTAATTCGATTGACATACTCATCGCCTTCACGCACCCAACGCAAAATGTACTTGTTACTAAAATGGACTTCTTCGTATGCTTTCCATGCCACTGGTTCATTCATGACCTAATTCCTTTAACGCCTGTTTGACATGTTCAATTACAAAACGAGAGTTCATGGTTTTGAAATCTTCTTGCGCCACTTCAAAGAGGTACTGCAGTGTTTCAACGGCGGCTTGTTGCTGGCGTAGCATGGTGGCTGCTTGGTCAATATGTGTTTGCTCTGACATAATCATTGCCTCTACATTGTTATCTAAGTAATCAGCTAGTTCAGTTGCGTTCATCTTGTGCCTTTCTTATGCAAGCCCGTACAAACTCATGCGGATAATCGTCAATGCAGTTGTATTCATGCACTAACATATCAATTTCATCATCTGTTAGTTCTTTTAGCTCTTTGCCAGCTTCAACCCCGCCAGCGTGGGCTAGTGCCTCGTACTTGCTTCGGTCTTCTACCATGCGCTCGTTGTGTTCTTGCTCGACGATTAAACAAGTCTTTAATTCCTCTATTTCAACTTGTTGCGTTTCAATAAGATCAAGCTGGCGCTTTTCCCATTGCTTCAGGTTGTTGATTTGCTCTTGTTGCTGGCGTAGCATGGTGGCAGACTTCATTTTTGTCCAAATATCAGTATCGTAATCTTCGTGGTTGCACTCGCCCCATGATACTAAGCAACACTTTTCTAATTTATCAGCTAGTTCATTTGCGTTCATTCTTGTGCCTTTCTTAGTATTTCCTCAACAATAAATTTAAGACCCAGCACATTGATGTCTGCTGAATTTGGATGAACACCGCAACATAAAACCATACGATG